GGACGCCGCCATATAGGCGCGGTACGCAGAACCCAGGCGGGCTTTCAACAAAGTGATGCGGGCTTGCTTGAACATGGCTGTTTCTCCCGTTTCTCCCCGGGGTGGGGAGGTATTCCAGTTTCTTTAACCTGCCAGCGCTATAGGGGTGGGCAGGGGTTAGCGTTCCAGCACTTCGCTTTCATCGCGCCGTTTGATGCGGATGTTGACGGGCGGTATTTCGACCGGCTGGGGCATTTCCCACGGCTGGTAGAGGCCAGCCAAGATCAGTAGCGGCATCAAGGCTTTGCCAGCTTCTGACAACACAACCTTCCCGGATCCAACAAGGCACGTTCCTTCGCCGCCCGGTTCTTCCTCTTCAATGCGCTCCGCCAATCCCTTTGCGATGAGCGCGTTGCAGCTTGAGAGATAGCCCCAGGTGGATCCGAATTGATAGAGATGGCCAAGCATCTCAACCTGTCGCTTGGACAGCGACAGATGGAAAGCGCCGCCCGTCACGTAGTCTTTGAATTGCTCTGACATCAAGCTCTCCTTGTTTATTCGTCAGTAATTGTTCAACCTGCAATCCGAAGAAAGCCGTACTTGGCCAATGACAAAATGAAGGAATATGGGACCTTTACTCCCAAGTCCTGCCAGATTTCGGCGATGAGCGGTGGCAGACAAAGGACCAGCACAAAGATCCCTATCACCGTATCGGCACGCGGGTGTCCTTCTGGCTTTTCCTTGGAGAAAATCAAGTAGCCAACACTACCCACCACAAACAGCCAAATCAGTGCAAGGCTGATGGGCGCTAGGACGGGGTTCAGAGCAATGGCAACGATGAAAAGAACAAAGTACATAGGTCTCCCCGGTTCATTCGTCAGCGCGCTCATAGAACGGGCTGACGGATGAAATTCCGGGGCGCCTACATCCACGCAACTCCCAGCAATGCTGGCTCGCGGTCTGTAGGCGCCTCTTCAATCCCGTGCACACCCTTTGCGATCCCCACTTGAGATCAGGCGTGTCGGTGATAGCCCCCGGTCTATGCATTCAGGCGTGGGGGATTGCCACCTGCGCTTAGCGGCCTTGCGGCTTTAGGCGTATTCCATGGCTTGCAGGTTGTTAAAGAGCGGGTACTGCTGGTACTGCTTGCTCGCCTTCCCCATCCGACTTCGTGGCGGTACGTCTCCCTCTTGAGGCGATGCCCTGACTGCTGGCTGAGGGTCCGTGGGGGTCTTGCAGCGCCGTGTTTGCGGCATGTGTGTAGATTAGCCGAAAGCTAAAGTTTCAGTCAAGCTATTTTTCGCTGGTAGCTAAAAAGCTAAATTTCGCAGCCAAAAAAATGGCCGCTGGCAGCGGCGCAGATCCTATTGGCAAGGTATTGCTTGGTTCGGTTACGATCCCTCACGGTGCTAAGTTGGCCCGATACCCTTGGAGGAAGTGATGGAGGCGGTGGTTTTCCTGCTTACGGCGTTCCCGATAGCGCTATTAATTGCCTTTTGGCTGGCCTGCGCCTTCCTTGCTCACCATATAGCGAACGCCAAAGGGCTGTGCGGCGCCTGCTGGTTCCTCTGGGGCATCCTGTTAGGTCCGTTGGCTCTTTTGACCACAATTGGGATGCCGGACCTTTACACCCGTCGGGAGATCGTCCAAGTCAGGTATGCGATTGAGGACGCGACCGCTCCGGTGGAGTCAGAACAACAGGTGGAAAGAACCGAGCCCTCTCTGCGTGCAGGCTAAGCCCTGAGTAGAAGGGTTTTGGCATCGCTCGGGCGTAAAAAAGCCACCTTATAGGTGGCTTGTTCATTGCTAGTTGCCGCCGGCAGGGCCAGACCCCGAGCGGTAGATCACCTCACCCACGATAGAAAGCGATTCCATCTGATCCGCCGAAATGGTTCTATCTGGGTACTTCCCGTTGTATGAGTGCAACGTCACCCCGCCACCTGCCTGCTTGAAGATCTGCTTGACTAGAGGCTCATCTTCAAAGTGAACGGCATAGATCTTCCCGTCACGAATCATTGTCTTTGAAGAATCGACCATCGCCAGATCCCGGTTGAACAGATACGGCTCCATGCTGTCCCCACGAACCAGCAACAGCTTGCAGTCCTTAGGATTGGAGCGTATGGCGCGGAAAAATCCAGCATCAAAGGGTAGAGCTTTCTTCGATCTAACTTCCCACTGAATCATCCCCGTACCTGCTGACAACTGGTAGTCGTATCGGTCAATCCAAACCCGGTCTTCGTCTGGCTCTAGGTCTTCAGGACTCTCCCAAGAAACCACATTGCCCTGATCCTCAGGCAGCCTGAGGATGCCAGGTGCCGCCCCCCCTGGGATCGCCTCGTCCGGAGCATGGGGGGTATCCAGCCACCCCTGGGGCAGCCGGAGAGAACTCTCGATCTCCCTGCATGTGCTGGATCTCATCCCCCGTGGCTTACCAGTTCCAGAATTTGTGGACGCATTGATCCACTGACTGAGTTGAGACTCCCCCTTGCCGATTCTGTCGGCTAGCTGGCGGTTCCCTCCGAGGCGTGAGGCAAGAAGCGCCAGATTGCTGCGGCGGATTTCGTCGGTCGTGGCTAATTTCATCGCTTCATTAGATAGCCATTGGCTAAGAGTTGGAATGTGCCAAAAGCTCAAAGGTGCGCAGAAAGTATTTGCGTAAACGTTAGCCATAGGCTAAATTGTGGCGTATGAAGCTAAAAGACCTCTACCCCAAGCTAAGCCAAAAGGAGCGCCATGCGCTCGCCAAGAAGGCCAACACGGACCCTGGCTACCTGTGGCAACTCGCCACGGGCTGGCGCGGGAAGAAACCGAGCTTGGCCATGATCGAGCGGCTAGCAAGCGCAGATCGTCGGCTGACGATTCCGCATCTTGTGGCCGAATTCGCATCCTCCAGCGCAGAGGCGCGTCAGTGAAGAACCCCAGCATGTTCCATCTCCCGGCTCATACGGGCCTCGTCTTGCTCGCAGCACAGGCGGCGAAAGATATCCATCACGGCGCTTTCGGTCGGATCTTCGAAGGCGCGCAGGGCGATGTCTTGGGCTTGGGTCAGCAGGGTTTCGGTTTCAGTCATTTTTCTAGCCTCATGGATGTATCGAAATGAGCACCCCGTCAGTATCTCCAACCAAGCTTGAGAACACCCGCAAGATCGGTGCAAGGATTCACGGCGAAGTTTTGCGCCGGCTTGCAGACGTCACGCAGGAGGTTGCAGCCGATTTCATGGGTACGTCGGCCAGCACGGTCAGCCGTGCCAAGGGCGATCTTGAGCAGGTGTGTCATCTGCTGGCCGCTATTGGCCTTCAGATCGCCCCTGTGGATTCGGTTGTCGTCAGCCGTGACGACATGCAAGCCCTTGAGCGCATGGCCTACAAGTACTTGCAAACCCGTATCGAGTCGGACGGCGGGAGCTACTGATGGAAAAGCGCCGTATCCGCCTGACGCCTATGACCCGCCGCATGGTTGCGGATGCGGTCATGCAAGCCCCTGACGGCTGGTACGCAAGCATCCAACCACCTACCAAGACCCGAGACCAGGAAGAGAAGTACCACGCCATGGTCAAAGACATTGCAGAGCAGACGCAATACATCGGTCGTACGTGGGATCAGGAAAGTATGAAGCGGATCTTGCTCAACGAGTTTGAGGAAGAGATGCGTAAGGTCGGAACTCCCTTGGCCCAGTGCGGCCAGATGATCCCGACTGAGGACGGCGCCCGAATAATTCAGCTCGGGGTGCAGTCTCGGCAATTTCGCGTGGCTGAAGCCGCCCAGTTCATCGAATTTCTTTATGCATGGGGTTCTGACCGTAGTGTTGTCTGGTCGGAGGAAGCCCACATTCCGGGGTGGCACAAATGAGCCAGGAAAACTGGAAGCCTATTGGTTGGAGCCGGTTCTTCATGGTGTCAGATGAGGGGAGAGTGAAGTGCTTGCCTAGAAAAGTTCGGTTTGGCAAAAACGGAATGCGGCAGATCCCGGAAACGATCCTTCACCCAGTCAAAAAAAGCACCGGCTATCTGCAAGTGTCATTGAACAAGAGGCCCTACTTGGTGCATCGCCTTGTCGCAGCGGCGTTTTGCCCCGGGGAGAGCAAAGGCTTGCACGTGAACCATAAAAACGGTGTGAAGGATGACAACCGGGCGTGCAATCTGGAATGGGTCACAGCTGGCGAAAACATGCGTCATTCTTACCGTGAACTTCAGCGCCGTGGATCATGCCTAGGAAAGTTCTCTGGGATGCATCCAACAAGTAAGGCGGTGGTTCGTATCAGCAAATCGGGAGAAGAGACGCGCTACGAATCTGGTATGGACGCCGTTCGTGAAGGTTTCAGGAGTGAGTCGATCAGCCGCTGCTGCAACGGCCTGAGCGCATCGCATGCGGGATATGTTTGGAGATTCGCAGAATGAAAGGCCGAAACCCTACCTCTGAACAAAAGCGCTTCTGGGACATGCTGGCCAGCAACATCGGTTGCGTGGCTTCCCGTATGGATGGCTTTGTGGACATGCATTGCTCCATCCATCACATCGATGGCCGCACCAAGCCCGATGCGCACTGGAAGGTACTGCCGCTGTCGGCTGGCAATCACCAGGACGGAACTGGCGCGCCTGGCCGTATCGCCGTGCATCCCTGGAAAACGCAATTTGAAGACCGCTACGGCAAGCAAATGGACTTGCTTGTGTGGTGCATAGAACAACTGCAATTGCAGGGTCTGGAAGTGCCTGATGGCGCTTTGCGGGCTGCTGGAATGCTGGAGACGGCGTGAACACAATGCCGAAGTCTCCACAGGTCGAAGACGGCCATATCAAGATCGCCAATGAGCTATTTGAGGCAATCATGGCTTTCCCGTTCAAGCAGACCACGCTTAGGGTTCTGCTGGCTGTCTTGCGCAAGACCTATGGGTACGGCAAGAAGGAAGACGATTTGTCGGCGTCCCAGGTTGGGCTATTGCTTGGCGACATGAAGCGCCAACACATCACGACCGCTTTGAACGAATTGGCAGCGATGGGCGTTATAAGCAAGCGCCCGGGGAGGTATGGCTCGCTCGTCGGGATTAACAAGGACTATTCGCAATGGGTTGCTAGTCCGAAATCCGGACAGGTGAACGAATTCCGGACTAGTCCGAATCTTGGACAGGTGAACGAAATTCGTGCATCAGCTAGTCCGAAATCCGGACAGGTCGATAGTCCGAAATTCGGACACACAAAAGACAACCTTCCAAAAGACAACCAACAAAAGGAATCTGCTAACGCAGATTCTTCGGCAACCGGCTATGGCCGGCTTGCCCTGATCCCGACTCCGCCTCCCGTCATTGGCCTGCCGGTCAAGGATGGCTCCGAGTTCGAGGTTTCCGCAGACCAGGTGGCTGAGTGGAGTGCTGCCTACCCGGGGGTTGATGTGCGTGGAGAACTGGCCAAGGCCAGAGTTTGGCTACGCGCATCCCCTCAGCGACAGAAGACCCGCAGGGGTATGGGCAAGTTCATCGTGAACTGGCTTGGTAACGCCCAAACCCCGCGAACGTTTGCTCAACCGAGGGCTTCAGCACATGGAAACTTTGCCAAGCAGGATTACCACGCCGGGGTTGCAGAAGATGGCACTTTCTAGCCTCACTCCAGCCAAAGGCCATTGCGAAACGCATGGCGACTTTGATGGCTACACGCTCGGTGGTGGCCCGCACTGCCCGAAATGCGCGCAAGAGCGTATTGAGCGGGAACAAGCGGCGCAGCAGGAGGCGGCGCTGCGTGAATTTCGCCAGCGCAGGGCGGATTACCTGCTGGGGAGGGCTGCCATCCCTCCGCGCTTTGCAGACCGCCGCCTTTCGAATTTCATGCCTCACGCGCCTGGGCCGGCCAAAGCCCTGCAAGTTGCCAAGAAGTTTGCTGACGACTTTGAAGAATGCGCTAAGACCGGCCAGAGCCTGATCTTTTGCGGCGGCGTGGGCGCGGGCAAGACCCACCTTGCCGTTGGAATCTGCCACGAGATCATCGCCAAAGACAAGGTAGCCGTATTTACGTCGGTCCTGAGCGCTATCCGCTCGATCAAGGAGACTTTCCGGAGGGGCGCCGAGCAGTCGGAGGCGGATGTAATCAAGGCGCTTGTGGAACCGGACCTCCTGGTGCTGGACGAGGTTGGCGTCCAGTTCGGATCTGAGACGGAAAAGATGTACCTGTTCGAGATCATAAATGGCCGCTACGAGGCCATGAAGCCGACCATTTTGTTGAGCAATCTGGCCAAGGATGCCTTGACCGAATTCATAGGGGAGCGGGTGGTTGACCGTCTGCGCGAAGGCGGCGGCCGCATGGTTATTTTTGACTGGTCGAGCTATCGCCGGCTTGCAGGGAAAGGAGAGGAATCATGAAATTCGTAGGACAGGACAAGAACGGCGAGAAGGTTATCAATTGCCTTCGCATCTACGGGCCGCAGACGGTTGGTGAGGTTGTAGACCACCTAGGGCTGGACAGACACCGGGCGGACTCAATCATGCGCCGGCTGCTAAGCAAGGGCTATGTAGAGCCGACCGGAGAACACAGGAAATACAACCTTCGCAGCGCAATCGTGTACCGGTGGGTGGACGTGGAGGACTCCGAGGAGCGCGGCCCGATGCTGAACATGTACGAGCGTACCAGAGCCATAGCGCAGGCTGACGAGCTTATCGGGTGGTTACGGTGTGGCTACAACAAGGGCCAATTCGATCCCTTCCGCGTGCTGCGGGTGCAGGTGGGGGCATAGACATGAACGGGGTTCCATACCTTTTCTGCTGGGCCATGGTTCTTATCGGCGCCGCAAACATCTGGCAGCAGCAATGGGCATTTGCTGCCGCGAGCTTTGGCATGTCCATGCTTGTTATTGCTGATACGTTGATCGACGCGATCAAGGGGGCTGGGAAATGAAAATCATCTTCAGGGACGCTGAGATATTCGAACTGGTTCCGTATTGGGCCGCATCCCAGATGCCTTCTTGGGTTGGAAAGAAAGTCCAACAGACGATAGAAGTCCGGGACGGCGCTGTTTCACTGACCCTTGAGCTGGTGGAAGTAAACGAGGAGGCTGCGCAAAAATGAAGCAAATGGACGTTGTTCTCGATCCGATGGCAGGGACGGCCCGCAAGCTTCTTGGAACGCTTGCCATCGATCCTGGCCCTGTCGAGTCAGGCTGGTGCCTTATGGTCGGCAATCATGTCATGCAATCCGGCGTTCTTCCAAATGCAGAAGTTTTGTATCTCCTAACCGGAAGCGAATCTAAGTTCGCAGCATTAGCCATCGAGATGATCGCCAGCTATGGCATGCCCGTGGGCCGCGAGGTATTCGAGACCTGTGTCTGGATCGGTCGGTTCGTCCAGGCTTGGCACGATCCGGAGTCTGTGCGCCTGGTCTACCGCAAGGACGTGAAGATGCATCTGTGCGGAACCACGAAGGCGAAGGACGGAAACGTGCGCCAAGCGATTATCGACCTCTACCCGGCATCAGGTGGTGGGTCGACCCCTCAAATCGGCACCAAGGCCAAGCCAGGCCCCCTGTACGGGGTTTCCAGCCACGCATGGCCCGCTATCGGTGTGGCCCTCACCGTCCAGGCCCAGCAAGGAGCGCAAGCATGAAGCAAGCCGTCAAGCCCAGCGAAATCAAGCCCATCCAAGCCCCTGCATACATCCCTAACGCTCAGATGCGCCAGGCAATGGAACGTTTAAAGGGGACGGCCAGGCCAATCACCATGACAAGCAACGTCAGCAACTACAGGCAGATGGGGGAAGCATGAAGCCAAGAATTCGTCTTTCGTCCTCTGTTTTCTGGCGCAACGCTGGCAGGTGGGCGTGGTGCTGCTCAGATGGCGATGTGAGCGGGGTGGGGCATACCCCCACTGAAGCGTATCGGAGCTGGGAATTCCACCGTGTTTTGCGGGGATGGCAAGGCCTGAATCAGCAGAATCTGAGGAATCCGTTGCCGTACCAGGCTTATCTCCATATGGGGGAATGATGCTGAACGACCACGACACCGTAGCCGAGGTATGGAACTGGTCCCGCTGGTGCTGGATGGGGGAATGGCCGCATCCCGACCCCAACCTGAAGTGTGGATCCATCGAACGGGGCTACCTGCGTGAGGCAGACGAGGAAGAGGAAGACCCGGAACCCAAGCCTATCCCGGTGAACATCGATCGGGCGCAGCGGGTGAACCGGATCTACGAAACCCTTCCGCTGATAGAGCAGCGCGTCATCCAGGCCGAATTTACCCGGCGCCATGAGTACGGGGAAGCCAACGCCAGGGAGCGCCGGGACATGGCATCGGCCATCATCGGCATCCCGCCAGCGTATTACCAGATCGCTCTGGGATTGTTTAAGCAGAAAGTGAAAGAGGAATTCTGATGCTGTACGCACGCGAGATTATCGACCTGATGGCGGCTTTCCCCGGCCGGCCATTCCGCATGATCGAGATCGTGCGCCACATCCAGAAGGGAAGGCCGCATACAGAGAAGGAATGGGAGCGCGTTCGGAAGTCCGTCCGGGCTGCGCTGGCCACTATGGAGGAAACCGGGGCGGTATCCGTGGTGAAGCCGGACAAGTGGGGGCAGGCCTCGTTGTACGTCTGGAACAAACCGGGAAGTCAGGTTAGTGCAAACCGGGATGAAAACCGGGAGAATACTTGCAGGGAAGTTGCGCCCGCAGGTTACGACAACCCCGGCTATCATTCGGTTTCCATCGCAATGCAGCAGTACAGCGCGCATATGAGGAGAGCGAATTGATTTGCAGATGCATGATGTGCCAGAGGGATGTGCAGACGCGCCGCAAGATCGGCGCCGGCAGCGTTATCCTGGTTCTGGTGACCGCGGGCCTGTGGATTCTGGCCATCCCGTTCTATCGCCAGCGCTGCCCTATCTGTAGTGGCAGCATGTTTGGCGAGGTAGAGCAGGGGACCGCAGTAGCGGATCGGGTGGCTGGCTACAAGATGCGCAATCGTCTCATTCTTGGCATTTTCGTGGCAATCATCGTTCTGTCAAAGATGTTTGGGGCGCCGGCATGACCACTGTGGATATGACTTCAGAGGAAGACCCGTGGAAGCCAAAGACGCCCCAAGAAATTCTTGATGATTTTGCTTCCCTGGCGCGCTGGTTTGAGGATGACGGCGTAATGCCAGACATGAGAGACCAATTCCAGTCTCCATTCCCTGGTAAGCCGATGTTCCCAAAGCTCTAGAACAAGTCCTGGGTGAAAGCCCCAGGGCCATCACATGGGTGGCAGATAGCATACGGTCAGCGATGCGGAAGGCGTAGGCCCCCATTGCCGGACATTGCCGCTTGGTGAGAAACCAAGCCTACCCTTGTGATGGTAGACCCGGTAGCACCGGAACGGACTGATCCTCCGCGCGGCAGATAGAGAACCGCGTCAAGCTGGTTAGCGCCCAGCACCATCAAATCGCTGCCTTGGCGAAGTTGCATAAGCCCAGGACCCTCCTGGGGGAATGAGTAAGCAGGGTGGCTATTTGATGGTGAGCGCGCAGGCTGATGCGCAGCGGAGTAGCTCCCGTCCGCCCTAGGGCAAGTAGGAAATCAGCACCTACCACCATCTACCTACAGCCCCAGCGATTATCAATGCGCGCTGGGGCTTTTCTATTTGGAGAAACGTATGGATAAGCGCCCTAAAGACATTCGGCCCTCAGCCTGATTGGCAGTACCCAGTAACGTGCAGCCTCCCCCGGATTAGGTCTGGGTTCCTCCCCCTCATCCCTCGGCCTTCGCGGCTGACTGAAACGGGGTTGAGGCTGCCCCTTAGTGGGTGACAGCCAGGCAATACGCATCAAAGGCCGGATTCGGCAACGCGCCATGGTTGGCGTAGCAAAGTCGGACTGCCTGCCGCCCGAGAGGGATTCCCACACTTACACACCTGGGGAGGTGAAATTGGACTACCTACTGATACCGCCCAAGGCGCACCAAGCCATGCTGCAAATCGCAGCCGAGTACGTCAAGTGGCGCGAGAAGCTGTATACGCCGGCTGGGCTGGCAATGCTGTTCCCCGGGCTGACGCCCAAGCGGGAAGATAAATAGGGGCAAACATGGCGCTCACGCAGAAGCAAGAGGCCTTCTGTCTGGCGTACATAGAAACAGGTAACGCCAGCGAGGCATATCGTAGGGCGTACAAGCCCAAGAAGATGACCGACAAGTCGGTTAACGAGAAGGCATCACAGTTTCTCGCCCAAGTCAAGATCAAGTCAAGGCTCGAAGAGCTTCGGGCGCCTGTGCGAGAAAGGGCGCTACTGACGCTTGAGACGCACCTGGCGCGGCTTGATGAATTGAGCCGCAAGGCAGAAGCGGACGACCAATACGCCGCCGCCATTACCGCTGAGACGAATCGGGGTAAGGCTGCCGGCTTGTACACGGAACGAATCGAACATAGCGGCCCTAACGGCACCGCTCCTATGTTCACTGTCGTATTTGGGGAGAAGGAGGATGGGGACGGTTAACGTAACGTTCCCGCCGAAGTTCGCCCCGTTCTTCAAACCCAAGCGGTACAAAGTTGCCCATGGCGGCCGTGGTTCAGGGAAATCATGGTCGGTCGCCCGGGCTCTTGTATTGATGGCTGCCAGTAAGCCGATTCGAGTGTTGTGTACCCGTGAGGTGCAGAACACGATCCGGGATTCGGTTCACAAGCTGTTGAAGGATCAGATCGAGTCCCTGGGGCTAGATTCCTGGTTCACGGTGACTGAGAAGTCCATCCGTAGCAGCGTTGGGGCGGAGTTCATCTTCAAGGGCCTGAAGTTCGATGTTCAGGGGATCAAGTCCACCGAAGGCATTGATATCTGCTGGGTTGAGGAAGCGCAAACGGTATCGGCGACTTCCTGGGAAGTTCTGGTGCCGACGATTCGCGGCGAGGGATCGGAAATCTGGGTGACATTCAACCCGGATAACGAGGACGATCCCACCTATCAGCGGTTCGTTGCCAACCCGCCCGAGAATGCCATCGTGGTTCAGATGAACTACATGGACAACCCCTACCTTCCGGATGTCCTGAGGGAGGAAATGGAATACCTGAAACGCATCGACTACGAGGCGTATCTGCATGTCTGGGAAGGCATGCCACGCACGATCAGCGATGCGATCATCTTCAGCGGGCGATATCGGGTCGAGGCATTCCCTGATGACCTGTACAAGACCGCTCGGCGGCTGTTCTATGGCGCTGACTTCGGCTTCGCGCAAGACCCTTCCACGCTGATTCGTTCTTTCATCAAGGACAAGAAGCTGTACATCGAGTACGAGGCGTGGGGTGTCGGCGTTGAGATCGACGAGCTGGCGCAGCTATATGACAGCCTGCCTGATAGCAGGAACTGGCCGATCAAAGCCGATTCTGCGCGCCCCGAGACGATTAGCTACATGCGCCGTCAGGGCTTCTCCATCGCCGCGGCGGATAAATGGCCTGGATCGGTAGAGGACGGCATTGCGCACTTGAAGGGCTTTGAGGAAATCATCATCCATCCCCGGTGTCGCAAGACCATTGAGGAGGCGCGGCTGTACTCCTACAAAGTGGATCGCCAGACTAACGAGGTCTTGCCGATCATCGTAGACAAACACAATCATTGCTGGGACGCAATCCGCTACTCCCTGGATGGATACATCCAGTCTCGGGGTGGATTGGGGGTATGGGCGCGCCTGGCAAAACAATAGAGGTTGCACATGGGTCGCAGATATGCCAAGGCGAAGGCTCGCCCGTCGCCGGTAAAGCCTACCAGCGACTCTTTCAACAACTTCCTTGCGCGCACTGGTATCCAGGCTGACAACATCAGCAAGGCTGGCCACTACACCCTGGATTACATCAGCCGCAACCGCATCCAAATGGAAGCGGCTTATCGGTCGTCCTGGGTATGCGGTATCGCTGTGGATGCTGTAGCGGAGGATATGACCCGCGCCGGCATTGACATCCATTCGGATCGCCAGTCGGAAGACATCGAGAAGCTGAACAACGCCATGGAGCGTTTCCAGATCTGGAATCAGCTTTGCGATACGGTCAAGTGGGCGCGTCTGTATGGTGGCGCGATCTGCGTGATGCTGATCGACGGCCAGGACGTTAAGACGCCGCTCAACCTGGAAACGGTCGGCCCTGGACAGTTCAAGGGCCTATTGGTGCTGGATCGCTGGCTGGTACAGCCTTCATTGCAGGATCTGGTGACCGAGTATGGCCCCTACATGGGCATGCCGAAGTACTACCAGGTCGTGGCAGACGCCCAGGCGCTGATCAACCAGACGATCCACTACACCCGCGTGATCCGCATGGATGGCGTGGAGCTTCCCTACTGGCAGCGCATCGCTGAGAACCTGTGGGGCCAGTCGGTGCTGGAGCGCCTGTGGGATCGCCTTCTGGCGTTCGACAGCACGACCCAGGGTACAGCGCAGTTGGTCTACAAAGCCCATCTGCGCACGTACAAGGTGGAGGGCCTGCGCGATATCATCGCGGCGGGTGGCCAGGACAGCGGCAACCTTGCGTACATGGGCTTGTTGGGCCAGATCGACATGATCCGTCGCTTTCAATCCAACGAGGGCATGACCCTCATGGATGCGAAGGACACGTTTGAGGCGCATCAGTACTCGTTCGCTGGCCTGGATAACGTGCTGCTTCAGATGGGCCAGCAGATATCCGGCGCCACGCAGATTCCCATGGTGCGGCTCTTTGGCCAGGCTCCGGCCGGCCTGAGCGGCAATCACGACGGGGAACTGCGCAACTACTACGACCAGGTGAATCAGCACCAGGACCGCAAGCTGCGCCCTGGGCTGACTACGTTGCTGGACGTGCTGCATCGGTCGGAGCTTGGCGATGCCCCCGACGAGAATTTCTCGTTTGAGTTCCGCCCGCTGTGGCAACTGAGCGATACCGAGAAGGCAGACATTGCCGAGAAGATCACCAACACGGTGGCAACTGGCCTGGATGCTGGTTTGGTGACCCAGAAGACCGCGCTTTCGGAGCTGCGTAACGCAAGCCACGTTTCCGGTGTGTGGTCCAAGATCACCGACGAAGACATCGAGTCCGCCAATGACGATCCACCTGATCCGGGAGAAATGAATGTACCTGGCTCAGAGATTGGCAAGCCGGGCCAAGACCCGAACGCTAGACAAGAGGCGCCGGCGTAACCCTGTGCCAACCAGGAAGGCTGAGAACTCCTTTGCCTTCCAGTTGCGCAAGGTTGCCCGGCACATCGGGGAGATCATCAACGGTTTCCCTGCTGGCGACCCTCAGTATCTGCCGTCGATTGACGACATGCTGCGGCGCTATTCCGATGCGCTGACGGCCTGGGCCACGGTCACGTCCCAGAAGATGCTGCTTGATGTCGATCGACGCGACAAGCAGACGTATTTCGAGAACGCCAAGGAGATATCCAAGGCGCTGGCAGACGAAATCCGGAACGCCCCTACCGGCGAGGTGATGCGGGGATTGCTAGCCGAGCAGGTAGATCTCATCAAGAGCCTGCCCATCGATGCCGCCAAGCGCGTGCATGAATTGACACTCAAGGGGCTGGAAGACAGCACCAGGGCGTCAGAGATCGCCAAGGAGATACAGCGATCGGGCGAAGTGTCCGAGAGCCGGGCAACGCTGATAGCGCGCACGGAAGTGGCCCGCACTGCTGCCCACCTTACCCAAGCCAGGGCGCAGTACATAGGCAGTACGCATTACATCTGGCGAACCCTGGGCGATTCGGATGTCAGGCCAGGTCACAAGGCCATGAACAACAAGGTATTCGCTTGGAACGATCCCCCCATGGTGAATGAAGGAACGGACAAGGCGCCGAACTGGATTGCCCATCACCCCGGCGAGATATGGAATTGCCGGTGCTATGCCGAACCAATCATCCCCGATCTATAGCCCCGCTACGGCGGGGTTTTTCTTTGGAATACGCCATGCCTCTTAAGAAAGGAAGCAGCAAAGAGGTGATCGAAGAGAACATCCGCGAGCTGATCAAGGCTGGCCACGATCCTAAGCAAGCTGCTGCGATTGCCTACAAGAAGGCGCGGGAGACGACCGACAAGGCGTCTATGCCCTTCTACACGGTGGAAAAGCTTGGCGAGAAGCAGGAGCTTACCAACGAAGGCTTCTTGCTCTGCCGGGACGTGCCTATCGCCCGCATTGGTGAACTGCTGTACGCCGATGGCGAGGTGCCTGTAGAGGCAACCCCAGACGGCCTCATCAAGATCAACCGCAGTCCGGAGGAGGTTTTCCGGCCGGAAACGATCGCCAGCTTTGAGGGCAAGCCCGTCACCCTGGACCACCCGAGCGATTTTGTGACGCCTGAGACATGGCGCCAGCTTGCGGTGGGAACGGTGCAGAACGTGCGCCAGGGCCAAGGCATCGAGAACGATTACCTGTTTGCGGATCTGTTGATCACCGATGCGCAAGCTATCGAGGACATCCGGTCGGGCCTGCGGGAAGTTTCCTGCGGCTACGAAGCGGATTACGAGCAGGTAGAACCCGGGCGCGGGGAGCAGCGCAACATCATCGGCAACCATGTTGCCCTCGTGGAGCGTGGCCGCTGCGGGCCTCGTTGCGCAATCGGAGATAAGGAACCACAAATGAAACAAGGCTGGCTCGAAAAGCTGAAGGCTGCCATCAAGACCCGCGATGCGGCAGAGCAAGAAATGACCGAAGTTCTCAAAGAGGCTGGTATGGACACCGCCCCCGATCCGGAAGGTGATCCGGCGAACCCCAAGAAGCCTGACGACACCAAAGATAACGATCCCGACACGGAAATCGACAAACGAATTCTGGATCGCTTCGAGGGTCTGGAATCGATGGTCAAGGCCATCATGGACAAGTTGGAAGGCAAGACTGGCGACACCATCCTCGAACCGGAACCGGCCAAACCCAATCCCGAAGCGATGGGCGAAACCTACACCGGCGACAGCCTGCGCAAGTTGGCCGAGCGTGCCGAGATCCTGGCGCCTGGCTTCAAGCTGCCAACCTTCGATGCCGCCAAGGGCATGACCGCCGATGCGGCCTGCTCCTGCCAACGCAAGGCCCTGGCTACCGCCTACGACACGGACGCTGGCCGCAAGGCTATTGAGCCGTTCCTGAGCGGCAAGACTGCCGACTTTGCCGGCATGAAGGCTGATCAGGTGGCCGCGATCTTCGCGGGCGCTGCCGAGGTTCGCCGCACGCAGAACAACGCCGCCGGCATCCGCTCCGGCATCACCACTCGGGACTTTGGTGGGCCGGTGACGGCTGCCGAAATCAACGCGCGTAACCGCGCTCATTGGGACGGCCGTTCGGCCAAATAACTGAGGACCAAAGAATGGCCACCAACGCAATTCTCTACCGCATGCCCTACGGCATCCCGGGCGACGTTACGCGCCAATCGCAATCCACGATTGAGCCGCAACTGTTCAACTCGGCCGCCGCTTTCTCCGCCTATGGCCTGTTTGGCAAGATCGCCAGCGGCCGCTTCGTGCCGATCGGCACGGGTGACGCAGCCACCGCCGTATACGGCCTGCTGGTGCGCCCCTTCCCCACGCAATCGGCCTCGACCGCCATGGGCATCGCCCAGCCGCCCACCACTGGCCCTGCCGACGTGCTGCGCCGTGGCTATGCCGCCGTCAAGCTGCGCGGTTCGGCTGCTGCCGCCCTGAATGGCCAGGTCTACGTGCGTGTCGCCAACGGCACGACCGACCAGCCGATCGGTGGCATCGAAGCCGCGGCCGACAGTACCAACACCATCGCGGTTGCCAACTGCGTATTCATGTCCGCCGCTGACGCTGACGGCAACGTGGAAATCTCGTTCAAGGTCTAACCTGTTGGTTTGCACTGAAAACTGACCCAGCGTTTGCATCGAAAACTGACCCAGCCCTAATTTGATTGGGTCAGGGTTGCTACAGATTTGGCTGTTTTACGCTCCTTTTTGGG